TACAACCGGAGCCGCCTTGGTGGGCGTGTCGGGATTGTACCGCGACCAGCCGTTCTTTTCATCCGCCAACGCCTCAACATCGCTGATAGCGACCTTGGTGCCGTGGACGGGGTGGGATAGGTAGATGACCATAAAGGGTCAGGGGGCCGAAGCCCCCTTTCCCAGTGCTTTTAGACGAGGCGGTACAGCGTCCAAGCGCCGTCACCCGTCTTGCGGGCGCGGAACAAGGCCGAGGTAAGCGTTGCCGCCGTCAGCGTACCAACGGTAGACCAGCCCGTGCCAGCAGCAACGGTCAACTGGGCGCCGCCGGTGTTGATGAAACTGACTTCAAAGCCAGCGTCCACCTTCGGGTTGACCAGCGCGGCCTCCAGCAGTGCCACGGTGGGCAGCGTCTGGGTGCCAGGCGTGGCGTTGCTGGTGACTACGATGCCCGAGAGCAACTGAGCCGCCGTGACCGTGCCGGAGCCGGTCGTAATCGTTGCCGGAGTGGTCTGGATAACAATCTGAAGTTCGTTGACGTTGCCGTCCGTAACCTGATAACCACCACCAAGGGTAGGAAATGCCATGTGAAATACTCCTGAAAACTGAGAATGAGGCGAGTAACCCCGGCTGTTACACCGGGGTCACGGTAGGGCTGTTAGCCCCACATCCGAGCGGCACCAGCCGGACGGATAACCGAGTAGCCGTACAGCACGTCGATACGGCAAGGCATACGGTCGTTGTTGATGTCGTACTGACGCACGACGCGCAACGAAATACCGTTATGCACCTGACGCGACGCCATGTCCACGCCCTGCGGGAGCAGGAGGTCGGCAGTGGCGAACGTGATGGCGTCCTTCTGGTAGACCAGGTTCTGGGCGTAGCCCGTGCTGGCAGTACCGAGGACCGTTACCACAGCGTTGTCAGCCGGGAAGGCGTTGATGGTCGCCAAGGCGCTAGCCGAGGTGTACATGGCGGGGGAAACCGACACGCTGGACCATGCGCCCGAGGACGCGGTGGCGAGGGCCGTCACCGTGAACTGCTGGAGCGAACCAGTGGACTGACGGGTCTGCGGGTTGACCGAGAACACACCAGCAATCGTGAATACGTCACCGACCGCAAACGTAGCCGAACCCGTGCCGCCGTCAATCGCCAAAGACGTAGCACCCTGAGTGGTGACCGCGCCGTTGACAAGGATGGTGTCGGTTGCCGAACGCGAACCCGTGGTGTGGCTCAGGATGGACTGCGACATATTGATTTCGTCGTAGCCCAACACGCCCTCACCCATCATGCCGCTCTTGAACTGCTTGCTGATGGTCGCCTGCGGGTTGAACAAGCCCTTCAAGCCTTCCACGAGGCCAGCGTTGGCAGCGGGGTTAACCGTCGCGTAGCGCAGGTTCATCGGGGCAGCCTGCTCGTTGAGCTTCTGGTGAGCCGCCAGCAGGACCGCCGACGTACCAGGAGTCGTGCCGGGGGTGCCAACCGACTGGTAGATGCCCTTGTAGGCATTTGCCACGTCAGCGTCCACGGAGGCAGCCAACTGGCTGATACGCGGCTTCAGCACGCGGTCAGCGAAGTCGTCCAACTGCATGGTCAGCTCAGCCGACGTGAAGTTCACGCCGATGTGCTTCTGGTTCGACACGGCAAGCGTGGTGAACTGCTCGTTGTCGTCCTGCACCTGCAGGGCGGCACCGTCAGTGACCAGAGCGCGGTCCGGCAGACGGATACGCAGGGTCGAGCCAATCTTGGCACCTTCCACGGCGAACGAGTCGTCGTAGGCGCGGTTGACGTTGCGGGTAAGGACAAGGTTGTTCTCGAAGATTTCGAGTGCCTTGCGGGTAATCATGTCAATCGTCAGAAGTGAGTTCGACACTTTTTACATCTCCAGATATCTGTGGTAAAGTTTCCCAGTCACAATGCTCTTAGGAGAGCCAACATGAATAGCTTTACGATGGACGGCGTTGAGTACCGTGTTTTTGACCATCTTTACGCTGTTTCGCGCTGCGGAAAAGTTCTTAGACAAATGCATCCTTACACGCCTAACAAGCACAATTGCGGGTACTTGTCTCTTGGTAGGCAGCGGCTCATGCACCGTGTTGTAGCTGCTTGCTGGCTGGATAACTTTGACCCCAGAAAGCAAGTCCACCACATCAACGGCGACAAAACGGACAACCGTGCGGAAAACCTTGAGTGCGTTACTGCTAAAGAACATTTTGCAGAACGACACAAAGGGTTGAACGGTTACTACTTTCGAACAGAAGAAACCCGAGAAAAGATGCGGCTTTTTCGTTTGGGGACAACGGACAGCGAGGACACGCGAGCCAAAAAGGCTGCAATCCTTGCTGTTGTCGGCCCAAAACGTGAGTGTCGCTTCCAAGGTATCCTCTATCCGTCTGCATCTGCTGCGGCTCGCGTAGCAGGTGTCCATTTAGCCACTTTTCGTCAAAGATGCTCGTCTAAGAACTTTCCCGATTACGAATGGGTTCCGTAGCGGGTTATCGGCGCTGCGCTTCCCACTTAGCAATCTGCCGACGCCGTTCAGCCTCAATCCATTCCGACGTACTCATGGTCTTTACAGACCTTGGGTCGGTGGTGTCGTAGGCCGGGGACTTAGCCCCACGGGCGGTAACAGGTGCAATCGGCGGTGGCGCAGAAGTTGAGCGTTTGACCGGCGGGTTGGACAGCAGTTTTGCCTCCAGCCTACCAATCTCTTTCGCCTGCAGGAACGGCGGCAGGTCGGCAATCTTCGATGCTTCTGCGGGGTTAGAACCGAGGTAGTAGGCTACGTCAGGACCAACTTCAGAAGACCGAATGGTGTCAGCCATCACCTGCGTGATTCGGACATGCTCCCCGTATGCGACTTGCTTAAAGTCTGCATAGCGTTCGGTCGCCACTTCCTCACGTTCGTGATAAGCCGACAGGGTCTCGACCTGCATCCGCTGCATTTCACGCTGCTGAACCAGTTCGTGCGCCCGCTTGTACGCCAACGCTTCCGCGTAGGCATCCGGCGACTCAAACTGCTCCATCGGCGGGACTTCCAGCGGCTGCTGCGGTACGGCTTGCGCCGCCTGCATGGCCTGTTCCCTTGCCCACTTACGCTGCTCTCTTGCGAGACGCTTGCTGATGGCGGCGTCCAGTTCCTCCTGAGTGAAGGACTTGGGCGTAACTTCAGCCTCCGGCGTTTCAACTACTGCGGTCTCAGGGGATGCCGTGGCCACCTGTTCCGGCGCGGGTTCAGCCGCTACAACTTCAACATCTGACATGGTGATTCCTAAGAATCCCTGGTGAGTCGCACCAGTACGTTTAGAATCAGTCTACTCCGCACTACAGCGAAGTCAATACTAGGCAGCACAACGCCCCCACAGCCCCGCCAAGGGCGGTTGCGGCAAAGTCCATCTTGTCGGGCGTCCCGTGTCCCTGCGCGTCCCACAGCTCCTTGCACGCGCCCATAAGGGCAGCGACGAAGATGGCAAACCACAGGTCAATCGGGTACAGCGTGGCGGCAATCGCCCAGCCCCACCAAAAGTGGGCTTGCTTGTCGATGGGCGGCATTTTCAAAGCCATACGCGCCTCCAGATGGCAGGTTCAGGGTCAACCCGGTACGGCTCTAGCGGCGTTCCGTCCTCGCCATCTAGCGTCCGGACGTTCACGCACCAGCCCGGTATCGGGGTAACGATGGGATTCTCGGGGTCGGTGTTGTCCACGTTGTAGAACGTGCCAATGACATCCATGCAGGAGTACTTGGGCGTCTCCCCGTTGAACAGCAGTGGCAGCGACTCGGCTTCGTCCGCAAAGCGAAGGTACAGGTCAATCATGCCGTTATGCCTTGCATGGTAGCGTTTGGAAGACGCAAGGGGTAATAGCGGATGCTGCTAATCCAACCATTCCATAAGTTTCCAGTAGAAGTGTTGCAGCCGATACCAAGAGCCGTGATGCCGGGCGGCACAGTCGCCGTGCCAACCGCAGTTGGAGCGGCCCCATTAAACGTACCGGCACTATTGCTTGATTGGTAGGCTCCAGCAACTTTTCCATTTGTTCCAAATGTCCAAGTACCACTTGCAACGGAAGCAACACCTGAGACTACTTGAACATCACGCCAAAGGTTAGTTACGCGCTCCAAACGAACGGCATTGGTCAGCGAAATGGTGTCAGTCAATGCCGCCAAGATGCGTACTGTTGCATCTGCGTCAGGTACAAAGTTGCTACCCGCCGCGTACAAAGTACCCTGCGCCGCATTGAACCAAGGCGTCAGCGTGGTGATGCTAGCACTGTCCGCATTCCTCGTAGCCGCACTGCCCACGGTGGGGATGTAGGAAGTGGCGAAGGCTCCGGCTTCCAACTGAGCGCCGTAGGCGTAGAAAAAGTTACCTGCGGTTTCGCTGCCACCGCCCCAACCAACATACCAAAAAAGTTGGTCGCCAGACGTAATGCCAGTTGTTGCGGTCATGGAAACGCGCCACCAGCCGTTGGCTAAAGGCGTAACAACGACGCCTGTACTACCAATAGAGTAAGTAAACACGCCCGTGCTGTAGTTCAGCGACCCCTGAACTAGGTTGGTTAACGTAGTGTTGTTGCGAAGCGTAAAAGTGCCGCCAACAGTTGCGCTAGTACCTTGCTTGACGTAAACGCTTCCAGTTGCAACCGTTGCCGCTACTGTTGCTGCACCAAACAAAGTGGTTACAGCAGTGGTAGTTGCCTCAATCTTTACGCCATTCACCACGCCTTCCGGCGACAAGATGCTGTTCAGCGTGCGCGTGATGTTGGTCGGCGTCCACGAAGTTTGGAAGTCGTTGCTCTGCAACAGCAGGTTCGTCCGCTGCTCCTCAATCAACAACCCACGCGCCGTGGTCAGCGTGTACGGTGCGGTGGTCGTTGCGGTGTAGGGGAG